AATAATAAAATAAAAAATTATAAAATAAAATAAAATTATAAAAAATTATAAAAAATTATAAAATAAAATTATAAAAAATTATAAAAAATTATAAAAAATTATAAAAAATTATAAAAAATTATAAAAAATTATAAAAAATAAAATAAAATAAAAATAAAATAAATAATAAATTATAAATAATACAAATGTGGAAAATAATAAATGATTATTTGAAATCATTGGCAACAACAATTGGATATAATATAATATATTTTTTTAGTTATTGGCAAATAAAATATAATTATGTACATAAAAAAATAATTTATGATGTAAATCAAAAACAAGTATTAAATGTTGAATTGTATGATAGAATAAATGGAATAAAAAATAAAAAAATGTCAGATTATTTGAATTGGAAGAAAGAAAATTATGATTGTATGATAGTTACAAAAGATGTAGGAAATTATCCTCATGATAAAATAATAATTAATAAAAACAATAATTTTCCAGTAGAATTAAATTGGAATAGTGTAAAATATAAATTTTTATCTTTGATAGTAATAATTTCAGAAGATGAGAAATATGATATAAAATTAAATAGTAAAAAAGATAATTATTATATCATAGGAAATGTAATAGATAAAAATTTCATAAAATATTATTTAGAAAAATATCATAAACTTAAAATTAAAGAAGATATTTTATATATTGTACAATTGATAGATCAAAATGTAAAAATGAATATATTAGATATGAATAAAAAAATAATTTTATTGGAAAATGAATATATTTTTAATTAAGGAATTTTAATTAAAATAAATAAGTGTATTAAATAAAATAAATTTAAAAAGAATATAAAAATTGAAAAGATATTATATAATATATATGGTACCATCTGATATAATTTCACAAATGGATAATACCAAAATTCAACCAACATTTCACTCTTTAGAATCATCATGGACTTTATGGATTCACTTACCTAATGTCAAATGGAATCTGAATAATTGTTTAAAAGTAGATACATTTACTGATGTTGAAAAATGTATTGCTGTGAGTGAAAGTTTATCTGATGGAATTATAAAAAGTTGTATGATGTTTATAATGCGAGAAAACATCATGCCAGAATGGGAGCATCCTAGAAATAGAAATGGAGGATATTTCTCCTTCAAAGTATTAAATAAAAATGTTTGTCAAGTTTGGAAAGATTTAACATATGTCTTAGTTGGAAATACATTGAGCACAAATAATGATTTCTTGAGAGACATAGCAGGAATCACAATTTCTCCAAAAAAGAACTTTTGTATTGTTAAGATATGGATGATGAATTGTGATCATCAAAATTCAAATATTATAAATGATGTAAAAAATTTAAGTACACATGGTTGTTTCTTTCAACCTCATAATAAAAATGCAGCGTTTAAATTGGAAGATGAATGTTAAATGTAGAACCAATGTTTCCTTATAAATCTTTTTCTCATTTTATTGTTTTTTATATATTTTATTTTTTTTATTTTTTTTATTTTTTATTAATTTGTATAAAAAATAAATATATTGTTATGCTGAGATAATCTAAGTTATTATAAAATATTCAAATACTTTTCTAAAACTATAAACTTAAGAGGGGTCGTAGCGAGTGAAACGAGATTGAGTGAAACGATAGGGGAGCACAGCTCTCTACATTACGTAGTATATTTTACTTCATTCATTTTAGCCTTTTGTGCTTCAATTTCTTCTTGTTTTTTCAAATAATCTTCTTGTTCTTGTTTTAATGTAGCAACATCTTTCACACAACCACTACTCGATAAATTATAATAAACAATTGAAGAAATTAATATTCCAGTGTATAAGTACCAAAATCCTTCACCAATATTATCTCTCAATGAAACTAAATCTAATAATTCTTGTTTTATTATTTGATCAGAATAATAATTACTAACCATGAGGGGCTTTAATGTATCCCATAATTTCATAAAATTATCAGGATTTAATTCATTAATTAATACTGATTTATTGCCAACCATTTTCATTATTAATTCGGCGGCAGATTGCATTTCTTTTCTGGTAGATTCATCAGAATTTTTCATGGAATCATTAATAGAATTGTCCATCAATATTTTAGAAAAAATTTGATTAGCACTTGAATATACGACATAATATCCAATTACATCAGAAAATACACTTTTAAATCCTGGAAAAATTAATAAAACAGCAATCAAAACACCAAACATTAGTAACCAAGGAACAAAAGTGTAAATTATAGCAACAATAGCATTTTTCGACATGCTTCCACCACATTTAGTTGCTAAATAACTAATATTCAATCCTAATTGACTGACAAGAATTAATAATAAATAGATTCCTAGTGTAGAATAAGTGGAAGAATAATAGGCATTCAATCCTTCTTTGCTATTTAAAATTTCTAATGTTAATGGTGGTTTTATAAATGAAAAATACATAAATGTTATTATTGAAAATATGACTAATGATAGTAAAGAAACATCCATTATATATAGTTAGGAGTATTTTTTTTGATAATTTATATATATTATAATGAATGTAATTCAAAAATATACTAAACCAATATTGACAGAGCCAGGTGTTAGATATTTTTTAAATGAAACATTAAAACAATGTCATATTTTTAAAGAAAATTATAAAAATTTAATGGTTAATATTGGGTTGCTAATATTTTTTATTATAATTTTAGGAATTGTATTATTAATGAAATATAAGGGAAAATTAACACCAGAAGAAATAAAGCAAAAAGAAATAGAAAAGAAAAAATATATTTTATCAAAAATAAAAAATTATCAAGATGCTAGAAAGAAAGAAGAACAAGAATTAATTACTGGATTGCCACATTGGGATACAGAATATTAAATACAATTATAATAATATAATTTATTATTATAATTTATATAATGGATGATGAAATGGTGAATGATGAAAATAAATTAAATGTTGATGATATTTTATTGGAATATTATAATTTAAAAAACAAATATGAAAAAGATTATTATGATAAATATGTAAAACCAATTGTGCTAGGCAATTATTCTAAATTAACAAAACGTCAAAAATTTCAAGAATTAAAAAAACCACTTTGTATAAATTGTAAACAACCGGTGGGAACAATATTTAAAAGAAAATATTATGAAGAATATAATAATAAAAATGAGGTGATTGTTTTTACTGCGAATTGTGGAAATATGTTAAATCCATGTGATTTAGATATTGAAATACATAAATCTCTTCGTGAATCATATGATAAATTAATAAAAAAAAATAATGAAGAATTAAATAAATATCAATTAGAAATAATAAAATTAAAAAATAAAATATTATTTTTAGGAAAAAATAATGTTAATGAAAAAGAATACATTGATGAATTTCAAAAATATAAAGAGGGTATATTGCATTATTCAAATATAATTGGTGAATTTACTGAAGAGAATATAACAATAAACGATAATCCTGAAGAAAGTGAAAAATTAAGAAATTTAATAATTTCACTAAATCAATCAGAAATAATGGAATTTAAGGATTATATAAAAAAATACATAGATAATTATGATGATAATATGTTGACTAATGCTATAAATATGTATATAAATGAAATAATTCCTAAATTAAAAGAAATACGTGATTTGAAATATAAGACAATGTATATAAATTATGATGAAGATAAAAATAAAATATTAGTTCAATCAAAATATTCTTTTGAAGGAATGAATTTTTATGATAAAGATGTCGATGAAGTTGTAAAATTTATCAAAGGAAGTAAAATAGAAGAAACTAAAAAAAGTAAATTAAAAATATCTGAATTGAAAGAAAAATCTGAATCTCAATTAAAAAGTAAATCTAGCAAAACATTAAAAAATATTGGTAAAACATCATCTAAGACAAAAACAAAAAAGAGAGAATTAAAAATAAAAGAAAAAGAAGTTGAACCTGAAGAATCTGAAGAGTTAGAATTTGAAGTAGAATTTGAAAAAGAAGAATCAGAAAAAGAAGAACCTGTTATAAATGACCTAGAATTTGAAGCTGAAGTTGAATTTGAATCAGAAGAAGAACCAGTTAAGTTAGTTAAAGATGAATTAATTAAAATATCATTCGTTCCAAAAAAAATAGGTGAAAAAATAACATTAAATGAAGCAACAGAAGCATTAGAAAAATAAATGTATAATGATAATATATATAATGTTTACAAAACATATTTGTTTATACACATTTTTAATAAGTTTTTCTATCGGATTATTTTTTATATATATGTTAGGTCCTGAAACAAAAACAATATATATTTACCCAACATTAGATAATTATTTAAAATATCAATATAAAGATAAGTCAAATGAATGTTTCGAATTTAAACCAACTGAAATAAAATGTCCTTTCAATCCTCTAAGTATAAAAACAATTCCTTTACAAAATTAATATGATATAAATATATAAGATGCACTTAGATAAATTTATCAATAGTCAAACAGGTAAATACTTAATGTCAATGTTGTTAGGTATAGGATTAGCTACGTTATTTAGGAGTGTTTGTAAAGGTTCTAAATGTAATGTCATAAAAGCACCACCAATGGAAGAAATTGATGGACAAATTTATAAAATTAATAATAAATGTTATGAAATGAAAACAAATTTAATAAAATGTGATCCAAAAAGAAAAACATTGAATTAAATATTATTATATTTTTTATACTTTTTATAATTTTAAGAAAAGTATAAAATATAAAATATAAAATATAAAATAAAAATAAAATTTTGCTTTACATTGGAGTAAAAAACTTCTTAGTAAAAAAATAAATTTATTGGAGTTTACTAACTTAAATGCGTAAATTATTTGTTAGTTAAATATTTACGTAATACATCTATGGCTGAAATGATGACAAATTTAAATGATTTACCTAGCAATCATATGAATGATGGAAATATTCAGATACAAATACAAGATGCTGGAGGTCAGAAATCTAATCAATCAGTTTCTTTAGATCAAGCTAGCATAAGTCAAATAGTTAATGGATTACAGCAAGCAAGTTTATCAGGGGCTACACGTCTTCCAAGTCGTGACATACCAATGACAAGTAATCATCTAGTATCAGATAAGGAAGCGATGCCTAATTATGTTCCAAAAGATACAAATAATAAATATATTGAGGATGATGATGATGTTTACAATATGAGTTGTGGAGGAAATAATAATTTAAATAAAATATATTCTGAATTACAATTTCCATTATTGTTAGGAATTTTATATTTTATTTTTCAAATGCCTATATTTAAGAATACATTATTTCAATATTTTACATTTTTATTTTCACCTGATGGAAATTATAATATTAATGGATTAACATTTTTATCAATTATCTTCTCATTGACATATTATGTATTAGCAAATATAATTTTTAAGTAAATGAATTATTTTTATTAAATTTTTTTATAATTTTTGTTATTTGAGTCATATCTGTTGGGTCGGAAACATAATCATATATTCCGCTGAATGTTAATATAATTATAGCTAAAACTGAGCCAGCAATTAAAATATTATTTAAATATAAATTAGCATTGCTAAGAATAGATAAAGAAATTAAAATCATTACAAAAGAAATTTTATATTTAAAGAAACTAAACCAAAAATCTAAAAATCCATGAGTTTGTTTTTCTTTTTGTGAATTAGGAATATCACCTGTTAAATAATATTTATAAGATAATGGACTAAGTAGAATATATGGAATTGAGAAAAAACTTGTAATGAATGATATTAGAAAAGAACCAATTATAATTGAAAAAAAATAAAATGGAAATAATAAATAATTTAAAAATGAATGTATGGAAGACCAAAAATAAGTTTTTCCATCTGGAGAAAACATAATTAATTCAGTTAATTTATATATTTGAAAAAAAGATAATCCCCAAAAATAAAATATTGAGTAAAAAATTATAATAAATAAATAAATAAATGGAGATAATAACATTAAAAATGATTCATTGAATCCATAAAGTAAATTATAAATATTTGTAATAATAGAATTATTTATTGTAAAAAAATCTTTAAATAATTCATACATGTATGAAGTTAGTTTTGTGTTGAAAGATTTTAAATAATTTAAAAAACTTTCAATACAACTTGGACTATCTTTAAAAAATTCTAATTCTTGTGCTGTATATTTTCCTATATTTATATATGGTTTTTCAGTTGTTATAGAAAATTCTCTAACATAATTAGCATTAACAAATCCATTGAATTCAGTATTTGTAAAATTAGTTGGAATTATATTTGATCGAGATACTTTAGTTGTATATAAAAGACAACTTCCTAAAATCCATACAAATATGATTATTAAAACGATAGAACTAGATAACCCAATTGAAAATGAAGACCAATTATCACTAATTTCTTCTGTTAAACTTTTTTTTTCTTCAATGCTATTTGTTTCAGCAGACATATTATAATAATTATATATTAAATTTTAGAATATTTCTATTTCTAACCTATAATATAATATTCAATATGAAAATCAATATATTTTTATTTTTATTGGGATTAATTATGATTTATTGTATATTCACACATTTTATACTGACAAATATTGAAGGTTATCAATCAACATATTCTGATGAATATTCAAAAACTGTTGATTTGCCAATAACATTCCCATTTAGTTGTAAAAATTTTTGTGGTCCAGGAAATACATGTGCTATAACTGGCGAACAATGTTCAAATGATTATGATTGTACAGGATGTGAAAATATACCAAAGAATAAATCTCCAAAAGTTGAACCATATTATAAGGAATTATCAAAAAATAATGAACAAATGGATTATGTATATGTAGGATCAAAAAATAATTCAGCACCATTATATTATTCTGGAGGCAATGATTGGATTAAAAGTTTTAATAAAGGAATAGAATTATATAATCGTAAAGAATTATTTAATAATCCGTTAGATGAATTTGAGAAAAAAATTGTTTCAGTATATCCTACAACTACATCAGCTACTGGACAATATTATGAAACAACAGCTTCGGCATATAATAAAAATATATGAATGCGTTCAATTTGAAAAATAAGAATATTTAGGAAAATATTTTTATTTTTTATTTTTGCTCAACTTTTTTAAAAGTTGATTTTTATTTTTTTCTAATAATTCTGTGTGTTTTTTACTTTTTAAATGTGATGATTTGCTTGATTTTTTAATAGTTATTCCACATTCACATGTAATTACATTCTCATCTAATCGTTTATCTTCTTCAATTTTGACAAGTTTTAAAATTATTTTATTTTTTATTTTTTTTATTTTTTCTGGTTCAATATATTCTTCAATTGTAAAATCATCAAATACCATTTCTTCACAATCTATTATTGATTCTTGTTGTTGTGTTTGTTGTATTGGTTGTTGTGTTTCTTGTATTGGTTGTTGTGTTTGTTGTATTGGTTGTTGTATTGGTTGTTGTATTGGTTGTTGTGTTGGTTGTTGTGTTTGTTGTTGTGTTTGTTGTTGTGTTTGTTGTTGTGTTTGTTGTTGTGTTTGTTGTTTTTTTATTTCCTTATTTTTTTTAGGTAATTTATTAAGAATAATAGATTCATTATTTTCATTTTTATTTATTTTTTTACTTAAATTATTTTTTTTATTTTCATTTGATGATTTTTTAGTTATTTTTTGTTTTTTTTCGACAGATAATTTATCAATTTGTGTATCAATTGGAAAATAATAATTTATATTTTTTAAAGAATTTTCATAACTGCTGAATTGTTTTTTATTTTTTTTAAAATATTCAGGAAATTTTATTATTTTTGTATTACATTTTTCAGTAGTAGCTTCAATATCGCAAACTGCAATATATTTTTCTAAATCCCAATCATTATTTTCATGTAACATTCTTTCAACTACGTCACCATTTGCTAACGATTCTGCTGAATCTGAAATATTTTCCATTTTTTTAATGATATCTTTTACGTTAAATGTATTATTAATATAATTTTCTTGTATAAATAATGGCATAATTGAATATTCTAAAAAGAATAAATTATATTTTTCATCAAATGTTTTATCCATATCAAATAATCCTTTGCTTATCTCAAACATATTAAGTGAAGTATGATCTTTAAAATTTATTTTATTATTATTATTTTTATTTTTATCATATGTCATCATTTCAATAGTGTTGAGAATATATCTTACATCATGATTACAATTATTTATAATATCATTTAATTCATTTTGTTTTATAAAAATTTTATTTTCTCTTAAAATGGGATATAGAAATGTCAAAATTTCATTATCATATGGAGCAAACATTTTAAAATTTGTAATTTTATCTGATATTGGTTTTATAGATGGAATATAATTTGTATTGCTAATACAAATAATTGGAACATGAATATTATTGATATCTTTAACAATTTCATCGAGAACTAAATTAGTAATTGTATCAATTTCTTCAATAATAATATAATTTTTTTTATTTGTCATTGGATTAATTCGATTTAATGATTTTAAAATATTTATATCAACATTTTCATTTAAATTGTCAACATAGTAAGATTGAATATTTAATTCATTACATATTAATTTAATACATAATGATTTTCCTATTCCAGTTGGTCCATCAATTAAACATAATTTCGTGGTGGGACATTGAATCCATTTAAAAATGTCTGGTAATATTTTTTTATTTCCGATAATTTGAGAAATAGTTGTTGGTTGATATTTTTCAATGAATAGAGACATGTAAGTTATTTTATGTTATATTGAAAATAATATAAAATAAAATAAAAATCAATTTTTATAAAAAATAATATATATTTAAAAAATAATATAAAAAGAAATTATATTATTTAATGTATTGAATTTTTTATTTTTAGTGTTGGTATAATTGTATTTAATATTACTATGTAGCATAAACCATTCCAACATTTCCTCCAAGAAAATAAACAACATTAATTCTTTCTTCAAATAAATGTAAATCAAAATTATAATCGTATATTCTCCATGTAGGTTTATTAACACCAATTATAAGACCTGTTTCAGGGTCACATATAGTTAAACTTTGAGCTAATGGATCTAAAGGAGGAATAATTGTTGTAAATTCTAATTCAATTTGTGAAAATCTGCTCATATTTATAGCACCAGATGGTTGTAAAATAGAATTATCTGTATCTAAACAAAAATTATAACAATATAATCCAGCAGGAGCATATCCACTTGTTCTAACATATTTCTCAATAAAATTATAAACACCAGCAGGTTGAATATTTTCTCTATAAGCACCATCAAATAATATTCCTAGTGCTAACAAAATCATTTTATCATTTTGTGGATTATACAATTGATTGATAAAATATCCAGTTAAATTTCCATCAGGATTCACGCCAGGACCAATGTATGTTTCTACTAATGTTCCTGTAGAACTATTACGATAAACTAAAAAATCGCCAGATGTTGGAGCCACCACTACATTAACAGGTAAATAATTATAAGGCCAATTAGTATAATTAGACCATTCATTTCTTAAATTAGCATCACTTCTTTGAAAATAAAATAACCAATCAGCAACTAATCCGACAGAATCTAATTCTATTTTATTAGGACCAGTGACATTATGAAAAATATTTTCTTTAACTTGTTTTATCAAATATTTTTGTTCTGAAGTAGCAAACAATTTTTCTTCTTCATTAGATAAAAAACAATAAGTACAATTTAAATGTATATCTGTGTTCCATAGTTCACGTTTGTCAGTGTATGAATTAATTCCTATTTCAATATCAGGTGGAGGTTGTAAAAATCTGTAAAATTGCATATACCATTGATTAAAATTTGGAGCTACATAAGGATAATTATTTGTTTCATCCATAACATCACGTATAACAAATAATTGATTAATTGGACGACAAGTAATAGTTATATGTAATTCATTGTATTGTAAAGAAATCAATGGAAAAGCCATTTGAGACCTTAATCCAAACCAGTTATTTAAAGGAATGTATAAAATTCTTCCTCTAATAGAAGGTTCAGATCCTACAGGGTCTTCATTATAATAAGCACTCGGATAAGCATTAACACGACCATCAGCATTTGCTGGATTTATAATTTCTGGTGTATGTCCTATCATGGCATCAAATAACAAACGTTTTGTTCCATTAAAATCACGTTGAACAGATGATAATAAATAATCTCCCGAATATTCTTGTAATGTATAATTTCCACATGTTATACTAATTTTGGTTATCAATTTGGCTCCAATATGTTCAATCCATTTAAAATCATAAGGTGCCCATTTTTCAACATTTCCAAGATTTTGAGAAATAGTTGTGTCAGTAATTTGTTGTGGTGGCAATATTGGACTCCAAATATTTGGTAAATTAACTGACAAATAACAATCCATCAATAAGTCCGCATATCTTGGTATTTTAAATGTAAAAGTAGATTCTTCACTGAGACGTAATGATTTGGCACCTTCAAAATCTACTCTAAATTTTTGTAATCCAAAATTTGTATATTTACGATAAGTAGATTTAAAAAAGGATTTACTTGGATTTCCATTCAATAATATATTTTGTTGTCCAGTAGAAACTAAATTTAAAAGACCTCCAGGCATTATATTAATTATATATTTATAATTTAATTTAAAATACTTTTTTATATTTTATATTTTATATTTTATATTATTATAATATAATGAATATGACAAATGTAACTAATATTAATGATAAAACTGCTGTAACAATAATGATTTATTTATCTATATTAATTTTATGTATTGGTCTTGGATTATTTGCTTATTATTATACATTACAAAAAAGATTGTGTAATAATATGGATGCTCTATATGGAGATTTAAATGGAAAAATTAGAAGTGTCAATTATGATTTGGAAGACTACAAACATAGATTAAAAGATTATTATATTAAAACTGCTTATAATTGTTGTAGTGGAGGAAATTATTCAAATAGTTATGTTGATACATGTATATTAAAAGATTTAATAAAACAAGGGGTTCGTGGATTTGATTTTGAAATATTTTCAATTGATGATGAGCCTGTAATATCAACAACCACAGATGATAGTAATAATTACTATAATAAAGGAACATTTAATTTTGTTAAATTTTCAGAAGCAATTAAAATAGTAGATGAATATGCTTTCAATAATAGCACATGTCCTAATCCAACTGATCCAGTAATTTTTCATTTTAGAATTAAAAGTGATAATAATGCCATGTATAAAAATTTCGCAAAAATTTTTGAAAAATATTCTGAAAAAAGATTGCTTGATAAAAAATATAGTTATGAATGTCAAGGAACAAATTTTGGAAATACCCCTTTGGTTGATTTAAAAAGTAAAATTTCAATTATAGTTGATAAAAGTAATCCAGCATATATGGATACACAAGAATTTTACGAATATGTAAATATGACTAGTAATTCAGTTTTTATGAGAGCATTACATTATTATGACATAAAGTATACTCCAGATATGAATGAATTAATTGAAGCTAATAAATTAGGAATGACAATTGGAATGCCTGACAAAGGAAATAATCCTGAAAATCCAAGTGGTATAGTAATGAAAGAAATGGGATGTCAAATGTTAGCAATGCGATATCAATTATATGACGATTTTATAAAAGAAAATAATATGTTTTTTGATATCAAAGGATTCGCATTCGTATTAAAACCAGAAAGATTAAGACAAAAAGATATTTTATTGCCTGCTCCTCCAGCACAAAATCCAGAATTATCATATGCTACGAAAGACATATCTTCAGATTTTTATAGTTTTGAAATATAAATTTTAAATACATATTATATATTCATGTCAACAAAAAATATATGTAAAGGTTTAACTTTTAATGAATGTGAATTAGTTATTTTACGTCAATCAGTTGATAATGCTCAATTTAAAACAAATCAAGAAGAATTAAAAAGTCCAGAAATAAAAATAATATTTGACATATTAGAAAATTTTATAAAAAGAAAAAAATTAATTTTATATGGAGGAACTGCTATAAATAATCTTTTACCCAAAAAAGAACAATTTTATGATAAAAGATATGTATTTCCTGATTATGATATGTATAGTTATAATGCTATTAATGATGCTAAAGAATTAGTTGATTTATATATTTTTAATGGATTTAAAGAATGTGAAGCTAAATCAGCAATGCATGAAGGCACATATAAAGTTTATGTTAATTTTATTCCTATAGCTGATATTACTCAAGTTCCAAAACTTTTATTTAATTCTATTAAAAAAGATTCAATTGAAGTTGATGAAATGTTACATTCTCCTCCAAATTTATTGAGAATGTCTATGTATTTAGAATTATCAAGACCTTTTGGTGATGTTTCTAGATGGGAAAAAATTTTAAAAAGATTGATATTGCTTAATAAACATTATCCATTAAAAGCAAGAAATTGTAAGAATGTAAATTTTCAAAGAAATGTGAAAATGAAAAAAAATGAAGAAACAAAAATTTATAACATATTAAAAAAAATATTTATTGATGAAAAAGTCATATTTTTTGGTTCATATGCTCTTTCAAAATATTCTAAATATATGTCACATAAATTAAGTAAAGAATTTGAAGATAAACCAGATTTTGATGTTTTATCTGAAAATCCTCTAGAACTTACTAATAAAATTAAAAAAAAATTGGAGGA